ATGGAATTAAATATCCCGGTAACGATCATGTTGGCGCCTTTGGTTGCGATAGTTATGACATCAGTGGTACAGTTGATGGTCGCGGTTCTAAAGGAGCTTTACACGGACTTACAAAATTTTCTATGGAAGACGCGCCACCGAGTTCGTTCTTCTTAGAATACATAGCAAGACCACAAACTGCAGAAATGTTTTTTGAAGACGTATTAATGTCACTAGTATTCTATGGCATGCCGTTACTAGCAGAGAATAATAAACCTAGATTATTATATTATTTACGCCGTAGAGGTTATAGAGGATATAGTATGAACAGACCAGATAAATCATGGAATAAACTGTCAACTGCTGAGAAAGAAGTTGGTGGTATACCAAACTCAAGTGAAGATGTTAAACAAGCGCATGCTGCGGCTATTGAAATGTATATTAATGATCATGTTGGTCATTTGGGCGAAGGTAACTACGGTACTATGTATTTTAACGATACGCTACAAGACTGGGCTAAGTTTGATATAAACAAAAGAACTAAGCATGACGCATCAATAAGCACTGGTTTAGCCATCATGGCTTGCAATAGACATTTGTATGCACCTAATGTAAAAGTAGAAAAACAACCTTTAAACTTGAAAATATCTAAATATAACAACGAAGGATACACATCCCAAATAATTAAATAAACATGGCTGAGTCAGTATATGTTAGTTTTCCAAGACAAGATGTTAGCGACGAAGAGAAGAACTCTATTGAGTACGGTGAAAAAATCGCTAAAGCTATTAATACCGAGTGGTTTAATAGTGAATACAGCACTAGTAGATATATATCTAGCGCTAATGATTTTCATAAATTAAGATTATATGCTAGAGGCGAACAGCCTGTTCAAAAGTACAAAGATGAGTTGTCTATTAACGGCGATTTATCTTATCTTAATTTAGACTGGACTCCAGTGCCGATTATATCTAAGTTCGTAGACATAGTTGTCAATGGAATATCTGAAAGATTATATGACATAAAAGCTTACTCTCAATCACCAAATGGTGTTAATAAAAGAACTCAATATATGGAAAGCATATTATCTGATATGCGTATGAAAGAGTTTAATGAAGAGGTTGAAAGAGAGTTTGACATGGATACTACTAAAAGTGATCTAAAAGAGCTTCCTATGTCTGACGAAGAGTTAGGTATACATATGCAGCTTAAGTATAAGCAAACGGTAGAGCTAGCGCAAGAACAGGCATTAAAAACTATACTACAAGGCAATAGCTACCCATTAACACAAAAACGTTGTTATGAAGATTTAGTTACTATAGGTATTGGTGCTACAAAAACAGAATTTAATAAAAACGAAGGTGCTGTAGTAAAATATGTAGATCCAGCTAATTTAGTTTATTCTCGATCAGACTCACCTTATTTTGATGATATATATTATGTAGGTGAAATAAAAACTATACCTATCAACGAGCTTGTTAGAGAGTTTCCACATTTAACAGATGCTGATATTAAAGAAATATTAGACAAAAATTACCACACAGATTATTATAAGCATTACTACCAAGGTAGAGATAGAACAGACAGAAACCACGTAAGCGTACTGTACTTTAATTATAAGACTTATAACAACGACGTTTACAAAATTAAAAAAACAGGCTCTGGTGGTGATAAAGCAATACGTAAAACAGATAAATTTAATCCGCCTAAAGATAAAGCTAGAGATTTTACAAGAGAGTCTAAGAAAATAGAAGTGTTATACGAAGGCGTATATGTTATCGGTGGCGCTAAGCTCCTGAAGTGGGGCGTTTGTAAAAATATGATACGACCTAAGAGTGATTACAATAAGGTAAAAATGAATTACAGCATTGTAGCACCTCGTATGTATAACGGCAAGATACAAAGTTTAGTTAGCAGAATTACTGGTTTTGCTGACATGATACAATTAACACATTTGAAATTACAGCAGGTTATGGCTAAGATGGTACCAGACGGTGTTTATCTTGACGCTGATGGACTTGCTGAAATAGATTTAGGTAACGGCACTAATTATAATCCACAGGAAGCACTTAATATGTTCTTTCAAACTGGTAGTATTATCGGTAGAAGCTTTACGTCTGAAGGTGATATGAACCCTGGTAAAGTACCTATACAAGAAATAAATAATAGTAGCAAAGGTGGAAAGCTTCAATCGTTAATAGGTACTTATAATTATTACCTTCAAATGATACGTGACGTGACAGGGTTAAACGAAGCTCGTGACGGTAGCATGCCTGACACTAACGCTTTAGTAGGTGTACAAAAACTAGCTGCAGCTAACTCTAATACAGCTACTAGACACATACTTAATTCTGGTTTATTCTTAACAGCTGAAACAGCAGAAAAGCTTTCGTTGCGTATATCAGATATATTAGAATACTCACCAACTAAAGATGCGTTTATACATGCTATAGGTGCTCACAATGTAGCAACTTTAGATGAAATAAAAGAGTTGCATTTATATGACTTTGGTATATTTATTGAGCTAGCTCCTGATGATGAAGAGAAAGCTATGCTTGAAAATAATATACAAATGGCGTTGCAGCAAAAGAATATAGACTTAGAAGATGCTATAGATTTACGTGAAATTAAAAGCGTTAGGCTAGCAAATCAGCTATTAAAGATACGTAGAAAAAGAAAAATGGCTGGCGATAGACAAGCTCAACTTCAAAATGTTCAAGCTCAGTCTCAAGCTAACACGCAAGCCGCACAACAAGCTGCTCAAATAGAATTACAAAAAGAGCAAGCAAAAGCGCAGTCTTTAATACAAGTAGAACAAGCTAAAGCTGAGTTTGAAAAACAAAGACTAATGCAAGAGATGGAGGCTAAGAAACAATTGATGGAATTAGAGTTTAATTACAACATGCAATTGAAAAGCGCCGAAACTGAAAACCTTAAAGCGCGTGAAAAACAAAAAGAAGATCGAAAAGACGAAAGAACTAAAATACAAGCTACTCAACAAAGTGAAATGATAGATCAAAGAAAAACAGGTAAACCACCTAAAAAGTTTGAATCTGCAGGTAATGATACTATGGGAGAAGGATTTAGTTTAGAAGCTTTTGGACCTAAATAATAACTTATATTTTATATTATGGAAAACAATAATCAAACAGACCTTGAAGAAGTAATTCAAGAGGTTGAAAACGAAACACCACAAGAGCAAGTCGTAGAAGAAGTTACGCCTGACGTTGATCTTGAAAAATTTGAAAGCAAAGATAATCCTGACATTATCAAAGTAGATTTATCAAAACCGATAACCAATGAAACTAAAGAAAGTGACGTTAACGACACAGGAGTGGCTGGAGTCAATGAAAACACCGAGTCCACACAAAGTGAAAACGAAATACAGTCGCAAGGAGAAGTACAAGAAGAAGTACCAGTACTAGAAGAAGTAACAGAAGAAGTAGAAGAGCTTGCTGAAGAGGCTGTAGAAGCTATTGAAGAAGCTCAAGCTACTGGCAAACCACTTCCTGAAAATATACAAAAGCTAGTTGATTTTATGGAAGAAACTGGTGGTAATCTTGAAGATTATGTTAAGTTAAATAGAGACACTAGCAGCTTAACTAATAACGAAGCGTTACGTGAATATTACAAAAATACTAAGCCTCATTTATCTTCAGAAGAAATTGATTTTTTAATTGAAGATCGATTTTCATACGATGAAGATTTAGATGATGACAAAGATATTAAACGAAAAAAATTAGCCCTTAAAGAGCAAGTTGCCGAGGCTAAAGCCCATTTAGACAGGCAAAAGTCTAAATACTATGAAGACATCAAAGCTGGAAGCAAGTTAACAACTGAACAGCAGAAAGCAATTGATTTCTTTAATAGATACAATAAAGAGTCAGAGCAGACTAAAAAAGCTGTAAAACGTAATAGTGATATTTTTGAAAAAGAGACTAATAATCTTTTTAATGACAAGTTCAAAGGTTTTGAATATAATGTCGGAGAAAAAACATATCGTTTTAACGTTAAAGATGTAGATGGTATAAAAACACAGCAAAGCGATATAAGTAATTTCATGTCAAAGTTTGTCAATGAAAAACAAGCGCTTACAGATGCTAAAGGATACCACAAGGCTTTATATACAGCTATGAACCCTGACGCAATCGCTCAACATTTTTACGAGCAAGGCAAAGCTGATGCTATAAAAGAAAGTATCAAAAAGTCTAAGAATATTGATATGAGCCCACGTTCAACTCAAAATGAAATTAACGTTGGTGGTATTAAAGCTCGTGTTATTGGCGATGATTCTAACTCTTTTAAATTTAAAATAAGAAATAAAAAATAACATTTAAAATTAAGAAAAAATGGCAATTTCAAATCCTGGTGGTTTGTTAAATAGCGTGCCGGCTTCAGTGCCTCAAGCGCTTTCAACAAACTACCTAGACCTAGCGTCTGATGCTGGCAAAGGCTGGGCGCAACAATATGTGCCAGATCTAATGGAGGCTGAAGCGGAAGTATTCGGACCTCGTACTATTTCTGGTTTCCTTTCACAAGTTGGAGCTGAAGAAGCAATGACTGCTGACCAAGTTGTTTGGTCTGAGCAAGGTAGATTACACCTTTCTTACAAAGCTAACGTAACTGCTTTTGGTGGTGGTGAAGAAAGCTCAGGTGAGATTACTATCACTCAAGATATTGATGGTAATACTGACGTAGCTTCTGGTAATCACGGTATTCGTGTAAACGATACAGTTATTATCTCTGACTCTACTAACGGAGTAGTTAAGTGTCTTGTATTAAAAGTTGACGGTGCTGCTATTGATGTAGCTCCTTACGGTGCTGCAGCGTTAACTGGCAACACTACTGGTAACGCTACTACTGTATTAGTTTACGGTTCTGAGTTCTTGAAAGGCGTTAAATACACTAACGCTGCTGGTACTGGATCTGTTGACTCAAGAGGCGCTAACGAACCTTCTTTCAAGAGCTTCCAAAACAAGCCAATTATCATGAAAGACTACTACGAAGTATCTGGATCAGATGCATCTCGTGTAGGTTGGGTAGAAGTAGCTGCTGAAGATGGTCAATCAGGTTACCTATGGTACTTGAAGGCTGAGGCTGATACTCGCGCTCGTTTCACTGACTACATTGAGATGGCTATGCTTGAAGCTGAGAAAGGTGTACCTGGAACAGACAAGGTAGATAACGCTCTTGCTAACTTAGCAGATATTACAAACCCAATTGCTGGTGACAACGATGCTACTGGTACTGAAGGTTTATTCGCGGCTATTGAGTCTCGTGGTAATATTAGCTCTGGTGTAACTGGTGTTAACGCTGCTACTGATCTAGCTGAGTTCGATGCTATTCTTGCTGAGTTTGACTCTCAAGGTGCTATTGAAGAAAACATGCTTTTCCTCAACCGTGCTACATCTTTAGCTATTGACGACATGCTTGCGTCTATGAATTCATACGGTGCTGGCGGTACTTCTTTTGGAGTGTTTGATAACTCTGAAGATATGGCGCTTAACCTTGGCTTCTCTGGTTTCCGTCGCGGATCTTACGACTTCTACAAGTCTGACTTCCGTTACTTAAACGACAAA